CGGCAACTCCAAAGCCAGGTAAGACTAGCGGTGACATGGATGTTATTGTTGACGAGCAGGCAGTACTAAATTACTTCAAAGCCAAAGATGCCAAAACGGGTCGCAAGGCACTTAACGATTATATCAGTAGCAAAGGATTAGACACTGCACAAAGCGGTATTAATGTACATGTGAATGTTCCAGTCGGTAATGAGTTTCATCAAGTAGACGTAATGGTATCAGCTAATGCTGAAAAAGTATCCAAGTTTCATACACACGCTATTCCTGACAATAGTCCTTACAAAGGTGTTAACAAACAGTTAATGATGGCCATACTGGCCAAACAGAAAAACTACATGTGGAGTGCATGGCAAGGATTGTTTAGTCGTACACCAGAAGGTAAGAAGGGCGAACTTGTTGCTGACAACTTAGATGATGTTGCTAAACACCTATTTGGATCAAATGGTAGTGCTAAAGATTTAGGTAGTGTAGAAAGTATACTTGCGGCTTTGCCAAAGCAAGAAGCAGATGCATTGTTAGCAAAAGCCAAAGAAGATGCCAACTGGAAAGAAGTACCAGTTCGTCAAGAAAGCTATCGTATTGGAACTAACGAATGGTTCCGTCATATGTTGGATAAGGTACAGTTATGAGATTACGACAACTGTTTAAAGAAGCGGAAGCACCTAAACAGTTAGGTCGAGCATTTAACCACCTAGAAGATCTAGTGTTTTTTCACGGTACTAAGGGTACACTCGAAGCACTGAGTCATATTAAAGACTTTGCTAGTCAAGAAGGTGCTAATAGTATTCGCATGAAGTGGGATGGCAATCCACAAATATATTGGGGCCGTGCTGAGGCTAATGGTCCGTTAATACTTGCGGGACATAATGGTTGGAGCAAAGGTGCTGTAACTGACAGCCCGGAAGCAGTACGAGATTTTATTGCCAACAAATCAGGTAGTCCTAAGACTCCAGAAGAAAAAACCGCACGTGATAAGTTTGCCAGCGAGTTCTCTAGCCTATATCCCCTATTTGACAAAGCTACACCTCGTGACTTTGTGGGCTTTGTATATGCAGATGGATTGTTCTTACAACGACCCCAGGAAGATAAAGAAGGTGTATATAACTTTTGCCCTAACAATAAAAGTCAAACATGCTATCATGTGAGATCTAGTAGTGGATTAGGTAAGCGTATTGCTAATGCACAAGTGATGGTAGTGGGGCATGCGTTCTTTCCAGAGTTTGGTATGCCTGATGCTAGTCAAAAGCCCATCAGTGACTTTAGTCAGTTCAACAGCAATCCACAGTTAATTGTGCTTGGTCCAATATACAACAGTAAGCCTGTTAAGATTGATACCACAGCAGTTGATGCTATTGAACAGTTTGCACAAGCAAATGGCGGCCAGATGGATGGATTCCTGCAGGGACTGCCTGGACTAAGCGATCTAAAGAATATTATCTACACTTATGTAAATCAAACTGCCAAAGCAAAACAATTAGACAGTCTAAGTCCAAAACATTTTACAGATTGGTTATCCTCATCAAAGACCAGCGCAGGTAAACAACAAAAGATTAATGACCTTGTTGCGGCCAATCCCACCGCACTAGCAACTATCTTTACACTGGTAAAAAGAATACAAGCAATGAAAGACGACATCATTGATCAAATTGAAGGTGAACAGGGCGACATATGGGATACAAATGGTGAAGGCCGTGTTCGTTATGCCGATCAAAATAAACAGCTAGGTAACGTTAAACTTGTGCCTCGCAAGCGTTGGACGCCTACCTAAGGACTTATTATGAAACTAAGACAGCTATTTGAAGGACTAGGACAAGAAGTTGCCATTATATTTGGTCGCTTTAATCCTCCGCACAAGGGACACAGGGCCGCATGGGAACTTGCCGCCAAAAGTCCAGTATGGTATGTAGGCACTAACGAAAGTACAGTAGGTCCAAAGGATCCATTACCATACGGTATTAAAGTAGAAGCAATGACTGCCATATGGCCAGAAGTTGAAGGACACATTATTGCCGAAACAAGTTGGCTGACATTAGCTAGTCTTGTGTATGAAAAACATGGTGATGTTACACTGCTATGCCTAACCGACGAAGATTGGGTTACTAAAACTGTTGTACAGTATAATGGCAAAGAAGGTGCTCACGGTTTCTATAACTTTAAAAATATCAAGCAAAAGCCAACACCACGTTTAAGTTCAGCTACAGCATTACGTGATGCAGTCTCTAAAGATGACCGTGAAGCATTTGCCACTGCCGCTGGTGTTCCAGCAGATACTCCTGTTGCTGGCAAACCGTTTTTTGATCTAGTAGCAGAATACCTGTTACCGTATGCCAATGCTCCTAAGAAAACAGCCAAGAAAAAAGTAGCGGCTACTATAGAAGATGCGGCAGGTGTGGGTATTATTACTAAACAGAACTCAACTGTAGATGTAAACAAAAGTACACCCCGTAAAAATCTCAAAGCATTTAAACTAGTAAAATGAAACAATATAAGATAACAAGCCAAGACTTAAATCAGGATAGTCCTGATGATTGTTATCTTGCGCCCGACGATCCTGTACATGAATTAAAAATATTATCAGGTATGGGCGGACTAGGTGCAGAAGCTAGACTACATGAGTATCGTGCCAATCAAGGTAGTAATATAAGTGTTACCGGAAACAGTAAGGGCGAGCTAATGAAGAAGCATAACATACAGCCCGGAACTCAAGAATGGTTTAAGTTATGGTTTAGTTTACCTTATCTCACTGGCGAGCCACCAATCAAGAAGGATACTAAATGAGAGCTTTAGAATTTATTGTTGAGCGTAAAAAGCGTAGGAAAAAAATCAAACCGCGCTGGGCCGCGTATGGTCCTGGTCCTTACGGCGGATACGGTTACTATGCTGGCTATAGTGGGGATGGCGGCGATGGTGGGGGAGGCGTTGGGGAAAACTTTGCAGATGGAAAAAATCCTGAGCGTAAAGGTCTTAGCAAACGTGTAGGTATTCCTAAAAAACCAACACTCGGACAGTTAGAAAAGATTGCTAGTTCTAGTACCGGTGAACGCAGACGTATGGCACAATGGCAACTAAATATGCGTAGAGGAAAGAAAAAATGAAAATCCGTGAACTATTAGAAGCAAAGACTAAAAAAGCTGAAGCACCCAAGCCACGTAACTTTGTAGCTAAAAATGCTATTAATACAGGTGCTGGCGCACACAAAGACAAAAAGAAAGCCGCTAAACAAGGCGATGTTAAACACAAAAATAAAGAGCTTGCTGTGGCAGAAACTGCCACAGCAGGTGCAACTAGCGCAGGAAATGTAGCTGTTGGCGTAGTATATAAGAATAAAAAACCCAAGATGCAGAAGCCCGGAACTAACGCTTTAGATGGCGATAACTTAATGACTGGCGGCAGTATTGTAAAACGATAAATATAAAATAACGGAGTTACTCATGCAACCACAAGTAAAAATGCAAGGACCAGATGACGAAGGCGGAATGGCCCGTGCTGACCTATATAGAGCTGCCAAGCACTCTATGAAACTGTTTCAGATGATTCAAAATAACCAACAGTTAGAAGGTTGGGTACAAGCAAAGATTACCAAAGCGGCAGACTACCTAGACAGTATCTACCACTATATGGAATATCAAGTAAAATTTGGACAAGGCGCTGTTGCTTCAAGTGTTGATGATATCACTGGCGATATGGAAACTGCCGCTCGTGCCGCAGAAGAAGCCGATGACGAAGAATCTAACATGAAAGAATCTATGAACTACGAACAAACACTACAGGCACTATTAGAAAGTGCTGTTAAGAAAGCCAAGAAAGATTATGATGGCGATGGCAAGATTGAAACAAACAAAGATGAAGTTTGGGGATCACGTGCTAAGGCTGCGGCAAAATCAGGTAAGCCATTCAAAGAAGGTTTTCCAACAGTAGCTAGTGCAAAGAAAGATGCAGAAGGTACTGCTGGTATGAAAGTTGGAGATAAGAAAAAGTCTGCAACTGGTGGCACCATTGAAAAGACAGCAACAGGTATCAAACATACTGCCGGTAAGAACTACAGCGGCAAAGGCGCTGAAGCTGACAAGAAAGTTAAAGAAGCATCTGAAAAGTTTGATCCATTAAAGCACGTTAAGAATCCTACACCGGGTGAGAAGGCAGCGGCTAAAGATGTCAAGCGCGGTAGCTATGCGGATCGTGCGGCAATGTTAAAGTCAGCAGAAAAAGACGGACGTTTAAAAGAAGCTGATGCTAAATGTAATAATACTGCCAAAGGCGAAAAGTGTCCAGTACACGGTCTAAAAGAATGTGGTAGTTCTATGGCCTATGAAGCGGCAAAGCCAAGCGCAGGAATGAGCAAAGGTGCTAAATCAGCATTAGTTAAAAAAGCTAAAGCAGGCGGTGACATTGGTAAGCCTGGTAAGAGCTTTGACAAAGTAGCTAAGGCCGCAGGTGGTGGTGAGAAGGGCAAGAAGATTGCCGCTGCCGCTATGTGGAAGAACGCTGCCAAATAAGGAATAGACAACAATGGATATGAAAAAAATATTACAAGCCTTTGATGGGGCAACTACGAAGAAGCCTGTTCAAGGTGCTAATGATATGAAGAAGTTTGTATCTATTATTCGAGAAAGCAATAGCCATTATACACCTGCACAAGAATCTGTTATTACAAGTTTTGAAGAAGGGTCAGTAGGCGGCGATGCTAATGCATTTTTATTAGCCGCTGACACTATTCAAGACGAAGTAATGGCACAGGTCAACAAGATTAAAATCAACGCAGACGAAGCTAGTCTACGTGACATGATGGAAAAGTTTAATGCCTTTATGACTGCTTACCATAATGTTGGTAAAGGCATTCTACAGCCAGATATGTTTAACGACAGTATGGGTGAAAGCACAGAAGAACAAGTTGATGAGGCAGGTGCGTTCCGCAAACCTGGTAGCTCAACAGCATACGATAGAGATTATGCAAGTAGTGTAAGTGGTATGGGCAAGCGTGATAGTTTAGCATATCAACTAGACGGTGGCGCCAACGACGAAGGCTGGGATGATCCAAAAGGTCAATATCAAGCACCACAAGACAAACCTAAAATGACTGGCATGTTCTTTTATAATGTGCAATCTGGACAAGAACAAGAAGCGGCTAGTTTAGGCGTTAAAAAAACTAAGAGTGGTAAATGGGCAAAGACCAAGTACAATACAAGTGGTCGATCATTTGATATGCAAAAAAATCTAGCTGACAAAGCATTTGGTGTTGGCAAATGGTGGGCTCCTAAGAACGAAAGCATTGAAGAAGGTACAGAAAAACGTTGTATGCAATGCGGTATGACAGACTGTACGTGTCCTGGTGATAGTTGCAAGTGTAAACCTATTGCAGGATGGATACCAGGCAAGGGTTTTAAAAAGGCCGTAGAAGAAGCCGCAAAAAAGACTATGAGTCGTGCGGCTAAGGGCAATGAAAAGTATGGCAAGGACGGAATGAAGGCACTTGCCAAAGCAGGCCGTGAAGGTGCTAGCGATGAACAGTTAGATAAAATCCGTGACAAACATGACAAGTATAGTGAAGGCCTAAGTTTTAAAGATTATGTAAACTTAGCAGAAGCTAAGAAAGGTCTAGAATAATGAGACTATTAGCATTGGTATTAGCAGTTACCTTAACTGGCTGTGCAAGTGTTAAGGATATGATTCCTAGTTTTCAGGATCCTAATCAGTCAGCTAAGATTATCGATGTGCGTCAAAGTGTAGCACAATTAGATTGCAAACAACCACATGCACCGCAAGTCAAACAAATTAAAGATAACCTACAATGGTTTGAATTATATAGTACTAGCAAAGGTTCTAGACAAAACGATGTATTGCGTTTGGTCAAACCAATGCAAGAGACTGTAGACGATTTTTACAAGCGCAGTACAAGCGAAAAGCAAGGCAGCGATGCCTATTGCGAGATTAAGAAAAAATTAATGACTACACAAGCTGAACGTGCGGCAAGTGCAGTTCTAGGGAGATTTTGATGCAAGAACTTATTCACTGTATTAATTCAGGTAAAGGTTGGGCGGCCGAACGTGCCAACACCGCATATCAGATTGGTCAAGCACTGCAAGCTGGACAGATTGATCCAAGCGAAGCAAAAGAGTTATTGGAAGACCTAGTCAGAACAGATAGATTAGATGCAGAAGCAGATGATATGGCTCTTAAGGCCATGTTAGTCACAGGCATCTACGCAGTTATACAAATATGTGGGTAATATGGAACAGTTAATTAACGCATTAAAAATAGCATTTGCCAGCGAATACGCATTTGCATTAAAGGCACAAAACTTTCATTGGAATACAGAAGGTGCAGACTTCTACGAGTTCCACATATTATTTGAAACTATCTATGACGAAGTCTACGGAAGCATCGACACATTTGCAGAAAATATTCGTAAGAGCGGAGCATATGCTCCTGCAAGTCTTGCCAAGTTCAGTATGTTAACTACAGTTGAAGATGAGAACTCAGTTCCAGATGCAAGAGGTATGGTTTCTGAACTGCTAGCCGATAGTGACAAACTAGCACAGCTAATGGCAATGGTTTACAAGATGGCTGATTCGGCAGGGGAATACGGACTGAGTAATTTTCTTGCAGAGCGTCAAGATGCTCATCGTAAGCACAGTTGGTTTTTACGTTCTACACTAAAATGAGAGAAAATGAATATCCAGTCTATCCAGAAGACGACGGCACTGATCGCCCTCGCAATCCTTATAGCCCTGTATAAAGGATTGGCATTATTTGGAGCCGGTATAGGCGGGTTACCCTTAACATTCGACGAGATTAATAGCATATGAGAGCAAATGAATTTATAACTGAAGGTTGGAGTCAAAAATACAAAAAGAGTATTAACTGCTCGCATCCTAAAGGATTTAGTCAAAAGGCTCACTGTGCTGGTAAAAAGAAACACAACGAATCAGTTGAGATGGAAATGGTCTGCGAAGACTGCGGCATGTGTGAAACACACGGTAATCTCAATGAAATTAAAAAAGGTCAAAAAGACAGCAACGGCTTTACTAAGTGCTGGCCTGGATATCATGCGGCTGGTACAAAGAAAGGCAAGAACGGCTCTGTACGTAACTGTGTAAAAAACGAAAGCGATGAGTTATCTGAAGAGTTTGATCTTATTGAATCAATAATAATAGACCTAGCTGAACGAAATCAAGTTGACGAAGATGCGGTCTGGGAAGATTTAGAAACGCTCACAGACGATGAACTATATGCGTTTGCCGTTACACAACCAGTTAACGAAGATTGGCAAAAAGCCAATAAGAAAGATAAGACAGATGGCATGAGTCAAAAGGCAGTCAATGCGTATCGTCGTGAAAACCCAGGTAGTAAGTTAAAGACTGCTGTTACTACTAAACCTTCAAAGTTAAAGAAAGGTAGCAAGGCTTCAAAGCGTAGAAGTAGCTATTGTTCTAGATCAGCTGGCCAAAAGAAAATGCATCATATAGATTGTAGTAAAACTCCAGACAAAGCAATTTGTAAAGCAAGGCGTCGGTGGAATTGCTAAAGAACACACCTTAGGACCCGTTATTCGTAACGGAAGTGTGCGCCGGCTGCTGGCGCGGGACGGCTGAATTCGCTACTCAGAATCCCGAAAGTGAGCATTTTTATGGATAGATAGTGTTATGAAGATAAACGAACTGTTAACAGAAGCACCTATTGACTTTGATCCTAGCGAACCAATGAATCCATTGGTGCATAGTCATCAAGGTGCCAATCCAGGTAAGTTACAGTTTCGTATGCTACGTGCGGCAGGTCAATTAAAGGATCTTGCTAAACGTGCAGAACATGCTAGTCCATTAGAATGGGAAACAATTTCCAAAAACTTTTCAGAACTAGCAATGAACGTTGAACAGATTAAACACGGTCTAGAAGAACTTGCCGCACAACGTAAAAAAGGTGGTGTTCGTTCAAGAGGCATTGATCCAAACATTGGATAAAATATAATTGACACTGTTAACACAAGGCTATATAATAAGGCATTACTAAGGAGAAGTTATGGGCGCACGTACCTATGGACCAGAAGAAAAGGCCAAACTAGAAAGACTCATCAACGAAGGCGTACAGATCAAATATGAAATGGAAAGCCTGTCAGAAGGACTCAAAGAAACTGTTAAAGCAGTCGCCGAAGAGTTAGAAATCAAACCCTCACTAATTAACAAAGCCATCAGCATTGCCCATAAAGGTAACTGGAATGACGTATTCAGCGACTTTGACGATCTCGAAACACTAATCGTGACGGTAGGCAAGGATAAATGATCGACACTGTATTCGGACCAACTATACAATGGATCAAAGATGACTTTAAATCTAATAGAGTTCGCTTTGCTGTTGAGTTGCTTGCTTGGGCTATTAGTATTGGTTGCAGTATTACTATGGCGCTCACAGTCCCCACTCCACCGCTTATTATTCTTTATCCTATTTGGATTGCTGGCTGTGCCATGTATGCTTGGGCTAGTTGGACTAGGAAATCTTTTGGTATGCTGGCTAACTATATACTGTTGACCACTATTGATAGCATTGGCCTGATTAGGATGCTAAGTAATTAAGAGAAAGGTTTAGTCAGCCATAAATGACTGCATTGGTATTTGCGAGCCCTAAATCGCATAAGGAGAAATATGAGTTATGTAGATGCTCTCTTTGACAGAGAGAACGACACTATCAAAGTCGTCGAAAGAAACAATAAAGGCGAACGGGTCTATAAAGAACACCCAGTACGCTACACATTTTACTACCCAGATCCCCGTGGTAAGTTCACGAGTATTTACGGTGAACCTCTTACTAAGGTAGTATGCAAGAACACTAAAGACTTCCGTAAAGAAGTTTCTATTGCTTCAAATAAAGAACTGTACGAAAGCGACATCAATCCTATTTTCGTACACCTAAGCGAAAACTATCTAAATCAGGATGCACCTAAACTAAACATCTGCTTCTTCGACATTGAGGTAGACTTTGATCCAGAACGTGGCTATAGCACTCCAGAAGATGCCTTTATGCCAATCACTGCTATCACTGTTTACCTAAAGTGGATGAAGAAATTAATTACATTGGCAATGCCTCCTAAGGGCATGAAAATGGAAGATGCTGTTAAGTTAGTTGCTAACATTCCCGATACACATTTGTTTGACAACGAAGGTGACATGTTGGAAACATTCCTGGACCTAATCCAAGATGCTGATATTATCAGTGGTTGGAACAGTGAAGGATATGACGTTCCCTATACAGTTAATCGTGTTACTCGTGTATTAAGTAAAGAAGATACTAAGCGTTTCTGTCTATGGGGACAGTTGCCTAAGAAACGTGAATATGAAAAATACGGGAAGCAGGCTGTTACCTATGACTTCCACGGTCGTGTACACTTGGACAGTCTCGAACTGTATCGCAAGTATACCTATGAAGAACGTCATACATACCGATTAGATGCTATCGGTGAAATGGAAGTAGGCGAAAACAAAACTGTCTACGAAGGCACACTTGATCAATTGTACAACAATGATTTCCACAAGTTTATTGTTTACAACAGACAAGATACCTTGCTATTGAACAAACTGGATGACAAACTAAAGTTTATCGACCTTGCTAATACACTAGCACATGAGTGTACCGTATTGCTACAAACCACAATGGGTGCTGTGGCTGTGACTGAACAGGCTATTATTAACGAATGTCATCGCCGCGGTTTCCAAGTTCCTAATAGACAAAAGCGTGATGAAGATGCAGACAACTCAGCCGCAGGTGCTTATGTAGCATATCCCAAAGAAGGTATTCATGAATGGATTGGCTCTTTAGACATTAACAGTCTTTATCCAAGTGCCATTAGAGCACTTAACATGGGGCCTGAAACTATTGTTGGACAGTTACGTCAAACTGAAACAGATAACTTTATCCACGAACAAATGACACTTAAGAAAAAGTCATTTGCCGCAAGTTGGGAAGGTATGTTTGGATCATTAGAATATCAGCACGTGATGGAACAGCGTATTGATAAAACCATTACTATCGATTGGGAAGATGGCAATAGTACAGAACACAGTGCCGCTGAAGTATACAAGTTAATCTTTGATAGTAATCAACCTTGGATGATTTCAGCTAACGGCACACTCTTTACCTATGAAAAAGAAGGTATTATCCCTGGCTTGTTAAAACGTTGGTATGCTGAACGTAAAGAAATGCAGGCCAAACTCAAAGACTGTATTAAAGCAGAAAACAAAGTAGAAGAAGAATATTGGGATAAAAGACAGCTGGTCAAGAAGATTAACCTAAATAGTCTATATGGTGCTATTCTTAACGCTGGTTGCAGATTCTTTGACAAGCGTATTGGACAGTCGACTACCTTAACAGGACGTCAAATTGTTAAACATATGGCTGGTAAAGTAAACGAGATTATTACAGGTGATTTTGATTATCGTGGTAAAGCTATTATCTACGGTGATACGGACAGTTGTTATTTTTCAGGTTATACAACGCTGAAGAAAGATATCGACTCTGGTGCTATTCCGTGGACTAAAGAAAATGTTATTGCCCTTTATGATCAAGTTGGTGATGAAGTTAATAAGACATTCCCAAGTTTTATGGAAGATGCATTTCACTGCCCTTCTAGTCGTGGAGAAGTTATTAAAGCCGGTCGAGAAATTGTTGCTATCAAAGGCCTGTTCATTACTAAGAAACGTTATGCTGTGCTATACTTTGATAAAGAAGGCAAACGTACTGACGTGGACGGCAAGCCTGGCAAAATCAAGGCTATGGGTTTAGATTTGAAGCGCAGTGATACACCTGAATTTATTCAAAACTTTTTGAGTGATATTTTGGAACGTGTGCTAACTGTTGGATCAGAGGATGCTGTGTTAGAACACATTACCAAGTTCCGCAGTGAGTTTAAAGCTAGACCCGGTTGGGAGAAAGGCAGTCCAAAACGTGCTAACAACATTACCGAGTATCAGGCCAAAGAAGCCAAAGCAGGTAAAGCCAACATGCCCGGACACGTTCGAGCCAGCATCAACTGGAATACTCTACGCCGCATGAATGGCGACAAGTATAGTATGCAGATTACAGACGGACAAAAAGTTATTGTTTGTAAACTAAAATCTAACCCAATTGGTTTTACATCAGTGGCATATCCGGTAGATGAGTTACGTTTACCTAAATGGTTTATGGACTTACCATTCGATGATGCAGAAATGGAACAGACTATTATTGATAACAAACTAGAAAACCTTATTGGTGTTTTGGGTTGGGACATT